CTCGGCGAGGCCTTGGTCGATGGTCAGCGTGTAGCCGCTGAGGCTGAGCTCGACCTTGACCGGCATCGCCATCGTCGGCACGCGGCGGTGCTTCTTCACGGCCGGGACGTTATCGAGCTCGGCCTGGGCCGCGGCTTCCGGCGGTGTCCACCACAGCGCATCCTGCAGGCCCTCGTGCAGCAGGTTCACGGCAGCGTTGTCGGTCGGCCACCACTCCAGGCGCAGGCTGATCGCCTGCACGAGATCCTTCCCGTGCGTCTCCTTCCGCGGCGTGGCCTTGGTCAGCTTGACGCGGCACTGCGCCGGGAGGTTGAAGGTCTTCATCGGTCGGTCCTTTCGGTCAGGGGTCAGGGGGGTCAGTAGCAGCCGAACGGATCGCCGCGCTGCTCGGCGGCGGCGTCCCACTTGCCTTCGAGGTAGGCGTCGCCGGCATCGCGCTCGGCGTCGCGCAGTTCGCGGGCGTGCTGCTGCTTCACGCTCAGCAGGTGCGCGTGCATGGCGCGCTGCTGCTCCGGCGTGGCGGTGCCGGCTTCGTGGGCCGCCAGCATGGCCTTGTAGGTCTGAAAATCCATCGCGTGTTCTCCGTTGTCAGGTGGTGCAGCGGCCCCGTCGCGAGCGGGGCTGTTGGCGTCAGGGAGAGGAGACGGGCCTCACCGGGCTTCCGGCCGCTGCGTTGATCGGTCAACGACCGGCGCCAGCGCTCCTTGAGCGCAGCGCCAAGCGTTCCAGGTGGGCAACCTGCTCGCGCAGGCGGAGGACTTCGGCGGCCAGCACTTGCGCCGCCTGCGGGTACTGCCCGCGCAGGTCTTCGTTCGCGGCCTGCTGCGCGGCTTCTAGGGCTTCGTCGAGGGTCATGCCGGCACCTGCTGAAGCACCTGGATGTGCTTCACGATGCCGCGCAGCAGGCGATCGAAGTCGCTCTCGCGGTACAGCTTCGCCGAGCCCTCCGACCGCGCCGGCTGGATGCCCAGCTCGGCCATGCCGGCGGCGTCGAGCTTCAACGGCGCGATGCGGGCGTTGATGTCGCCCAGCTTCAGCGTGGCCGGCTCGTCGGCGCGAGGCGCCGGAACGGGAGCTGCCGGCGGCGGAACGATCGGGGTCGAAGCCGAGACGGCAGGGGCCGGCGGCGAGACGACAGGCGCCGGAGCCGGGACAGCCGCGGCAGCCGAAGCACGCGCTGCGGCCTCCTCCGCAGCCTTTCGCGCCGCCTCCGCGGCCCGGGCCTCGGCCTCCGCCTTCTCGCGCGCCTTGCGCTCCTCGGCGGCCCGGTGCACCGCGATGCGCGACGATACCGCGGCCCGGAAGTCGTCGGCCGCCTTGTAGACCAGCTGGCCCAGGTCGGCGAACAGGAACTCGAAGCCCTCGGCCTCGGCCTTGAACACCGCCACGTTGGCGCGGATGCCGCGGGCCTCGACCTCGGCGGCGACCTTCACCGTCGCCAGCAGGCCGTCGAGCTTGTCCTGCATGCTGCTGACCGACTTCAGACCCTTGATCGTCCCGGCGAAGTCCGCCGCGATGACCGGCAGGCGGAAGGGCGCGATCTCGGCATTCAGCGCGGCGATGTGGTCGTCGAAGGCGCGGCGGGCCTTGGCGACCGCCTCCTCCTTCACCTCGGTCTTCCGGCGCGCCACCAGCTTGTCCAGGTCCAGGCGCACCGTGCGCGCCTCCGCGCCGATGTCGTCCAGGGCCTTGAACAGCGCGTCGATGTCGGCCGTCTGGCTGAGGGCGTGCTCCTTCGCGGCCTTCAGGCGGGTCTCGACGTCGCTGCACCACTTCACCGCCCTCTCGGCGTCGGCGAAGTCCTGGTCGGTCTTCAGCTCGCGGTTGACGCTGCGGATCGTGGCCAAGGCCGTCGCCTTGAACTCGGCCAGGTTCGACGCGGTGACGGCGCCGGTCACTTCGATGCGCAGCGCCGGCAGGGTGTCCGGGGCCTTGCCGACCGGCGCGGCCGGCGCGGCCGCGGGCAGTTCGTAGGCGGCCAGGTCGCGGTCGAACTGGGCCCAGCCGTCGCGCAGCCGCTGGAACCACGCCTCGTCGGGATAGACCCGCACATAGGCCAGCCGCTCCGGCGTGCCGTCCGACACCACGAACAGCAGCTCGCTCGCGCCGGTCACCATCAGCACCTGCTGGCACTGCGGCATGTGGTGCTCCGGCACCTGCCCGGCCTGCACCGCGGCGAACAGTTCGGCGGAGAACTGCTTGTGCTCCATGGCGATGCTGTCGTCGAGCGTCAGGCCGTCGCAAGATGCGGACAGGCGGCCCATCGAGTGCGTCGACGGGTACAGGTCCTGGCCCAGGGTGCGCTCGATGTGCAACCGGGCCATAGCCTCGGTCTCGTGGCCGCGGTCGAGCACGCGCTCCCGCACAAACTGCGAGAACTCGCGCGGCATGCCGAGCTTCTTCATCTTCAGCAGCTCGGAGCGGGTCATGTAGGGAGACAGGCCCAGCATCGCCGCGGCTTCGCTGGCGCCGTGGCGCTCCAGGCGGAAGGCCTCCCACTCCGGTGAGCCCTGCACAAGTTCGTGGATCATTGCCCGCTCCCTTCGGCCGCTTCCATTTCGGCGACGAACGGGTCGGCGGCCGGCGGCGGCGGGGCTTCGGCCGCCTTCGGCTTCAGCGCCAGGATCTGCGCCTTCTGCGCTTCCGTGAAGGTCGCCTTCGTGCTCATGGTCGCCAGCAGGTCGCCCGGGGTCTTCTTGCCGCTGTCGATGATCTTCTGCATCTTCGGCAGGTCGCGGTCGAGGTCTTCCTGCAGGCAGGCGGGCAGCGCGGGCGGCGGGGCCTTCGGCGCGGGCACTTCGTCGGCCGGGCCCATGTGGCGCTCGGGCGGGATGTCCATGACCTCCTCGGCCACCGGCAGGCCGCGCAGCACGTCCGGGAACACGTCGCGCAGGGCGAAGGCGCGGGCGCGCATCTGGCGCATGCGCTTCGGGTACTGCGTCCAGGGGCCCGACTTGCCCAGCAGGCCGGCGGTCTTCGCGTCGTCCATGCCGAACGTGCGCGACTGCTCCGGCTCGCCGCGGCGCTTGACCCGGCACGTGGCGGTGGTGCCGTCGTCGCTCTCGATGATGAACTCGCACAGCGGGCTGCTGCGCACCAGCGCGATCACAGCATCGCCCCACAGTGCCGGGCGGCCATTGATGATGGCGAGGTTCTGCAGCGCCTGCAGCGGCTTGAGGCCCAGCTCGGCGCCCCACTGCATGGCGATCAGGCAGTTGCCGGGCCGGCCCTTGAAGTCCTTCGGCACGAGGTCGCTGTCGGCGAGGTAGTCGCTGAAGGTCAGGGCCTGTTCGAAGTTGCGCGGGCTCAGGTCGAAGGCGCCGCCGGTGGATGCCGATCGTCCTTCGACGACGGCCAGGGCGGGGGTGTTGGGTGCGTTCACAGGGTTCTCCCGTTGGGTGATGGGTGGATCAGAGGTGCGGCAACAGCTGCGCCAAGCCCCAGCCGATGCCGACCAGCAGCGCTGCCAGGTACAGGCGCCAGATCAACGCGCGCGAGCGCCGGGCCTCGGCAGAGGTTTCGGACTCCTCCGCGCCCAGCTCCGTCGCAGCCTCGGCGGCCTGCGGCTGGTGGCAGCGGCAATCCGGGTAGTCGCACGGCTCGGTGCAGGCGTTCGGGCAGCGAATGTGCTGCACCATCGGCACGACGACGCGGGCGTGATAGTCTGGCGCGAGGCCCTGCGGGTTGTGGGTCATGTCAGCCTCCGAAGCGAGCCACGAAGCCCACCGCAGCCGGGATCAGCACACCGACCGCAGCCGGGCCGACCAGCACGGCCAGGACGACGGTCGCCATCGACAGCGGGTGCCGATCCAGCTCGGCCTGGATGACCGCGAGCTCGACGCGCTCGGCGGCCATGTGGTCACGCCAGGCGCGCTGCGTCTCGCTGTCGGCGATGCCGTCGCGGGTCATCTCGGCGAGGTGGTCCTGGGTCGCGGCGATGTTCCACAGCAGGTTCGCGGCGCGCAGGTAGAGCCACGCGCGGCGGTGCAGGGGGAGGGTGCTCATGCCATCACCTCCGCCACGCTTTCGCGCAGCCGGTCCAGGTCCGTCGCAACGTGCAGGTCTTCGGTGTCGATCCAGTGGCCGCCGACGAAGACGTTCAGCACCTCAAGGCCAGCGCCGTCAGCCGGGTAGCCGTCGTCCGGCTCGACCTCGACCAGCAGCTTGCCGCCCGGCACCGGCACCTCGACAATGCGGCACCCTGGCTGCGGCTGGGCGTTGGCACCGGTGGCCGTGGCCAGCTCGCGCGTCAGCTCGGCGATGCGGCGCGACAGCGCGGCGTTGTTCTCGGCCAGCACGCTGTTCCGGGTCTGCAGCGCCTCGATCAGCTCGCGCTGCTCGGCGTTGGTGGCCATCAGCATCTCGGCGCGCGGCGACTTGGCCGGCGCCTCGAACTCCATCACCAACAACCCCGGGATCGTCTCGGCGCACTCCTCCAGGCGCTGCTGGTCGGCGTGCAGCCGGTGCATGAGGGCGCCCATCAGAAGATCCAGGCGCGACGCGACTGGCCGGCCTGCTCCGCGTGGAAGTTGAAGGTTCGGGCCGCCCGCAGCATCGCGGCGCGTTCGGCGTCCGTCGCCCCGCGGCGGCTGATGCAGAACTTCGGCGCGTAGCTGAGCTGCGTGTCCATCATGTCGGCCACGTCGCGGAACGCGGTGGTGAACTTGACGCAGTCGTCGGCGCTCAGGTGCGAGCCGACGTTCGGATTCGGCGCCCGGCCGATCAGCCGCTTGACGCTGCCGAAGCTGAGGTCGTTGGTCATCACGCGGCCTCCGCAGTCGCCCAGACCGAACTGGCAAAGCGTTGATGCGACAGGGCGAACTCGCTCTCGCCCTGGAACGACCAATCGGCGTTGCAGCGCAGGCGGACACCGTCGCTGTCGACGGAGACCACGGTCACGGAGATCGGGCGCGTACCGCTGATCGCCTTGAGCACTTGACCGACTTGCATCGCCATCCCTTCCGCCCCCGCCGCACCGTGCGGCTTTCGTGGGGGCATGGCGCAACTGTGATCCCGACGGCGGGACAAGTCAATCCCGGCGAAGGGATGACCATGCGCGGCAGTGGGGCATTTTCACGAATCCCGGCCCCGGGTTGCAATGGTCCCGGAATTGGGATAAAACCGAGGCATGGAACCAATCCTCGACTACCTCAAGCGTAGCCTCCGTGACGCAGGCCCCAAGCGGTGGCCCGCCATTGCGGCGCAAGTCTCGACGGACGAGGCGCCGATCAGCGAGCACCTGTTGCGCAAGCTGGCCTACGGCGACCGGGACAATCCCAGGCTCGACAAGGTGCAGCCGCTGCTGGACTTCTTCCACGGCGTCGAGCGCGGCGAGATCGAGCTGCCCGCAGTCCCCACCCCGGAGACCACCACGCGGGAGGCGGCGTGAGCGGGCGCATCTGGCCGGGCGCGCTGTGCGAAATCGTGCGCAGCGATGCGGGCAACGAGGGCCGCCGCGTGGTGGCCGAGACGTTGTGCGGCCCGGACCGCTGGATCGTGCAGCCGCTGCAGCCGTTGCGGTCTATCTATGCGCTGGACATCGGCGGCGGCCGTGTGTGGGAGAAGCCCGGCCCGCTGGTCATGGATCGCTGCCGCTTCCGTGGCTCGTGGCTGCGTCCGATCACCGATCCGCCCGGCACCGACTGCACCGACGACCGCGCGCCGTGCGAGACCGAGGCGGCCTGACCCATGATCGACGCCACACCCTGCGCCGGCGGCCCGTCCAACACCCGCCACGCGCATTGGCCCGCGTCTGCGGCCTCTGCGAGCACTACAGCCGCACCGCATCCGAGCGACTGCCGGGGTTCTCCGGCAGCACCTGCACCAGCTTCCAACGCCGCACGGATGACGCGGCGCTGCGGGGCGGTCTTCCAACACCTGACCCCACGCGGGAGCAGTAGATGACCGTCCGCGACGACAAGCGCACCGAGGAGCTGAATTCGGAGGTCGGCGTGAAGCAGTTCATTCTTCCAATGGCCGACGAACTGGTGGTGGATTTGTTTGCGGGTGGAGGAGGCGCCTCCACCGGCATCGAGCAGGCCATCGGCCGGCACGTGGACATCGCCGTCAACCACGACCCCGCGGCCGTGGCGCTGCACCAGGCCAACCACCCGCAGACGCAGCACTTCGTGTCCGACGTCTTCGAGGTCGATCCGCTGGTCGTCACTGACGGGCGGCCGGTCGGCCTGCTGTGGGCCAGCCCGGACTGCAAGCACTTTTCCAAGGCCAAGGGCGGCAAGCCGGTGTCGAAGAAGATCCGCGGCCTGGCCTGGGTGGTTATCAAGTGGGCCAAGCTGGTGCGGCCGCGCATCATCTGCCTGGAGAACGTCGAGGAGTTCCAGACCTGGGGCCCGCTGCGGGCCGACGGCATGCCGTGCCCGGACCGCAAGGGCAAGACGTTCCAGCGCTGGGTGGCGCAGCTGCGCAACCTCGGCTACGCGGTGCAGTGGAAGGAGCTGCGCGCCTGCGACTACGGCGCGCCGACCATCCGCAAGCGGCTCTTTCTGGTGGCGCGCTGCGACGGACAGCCCATCGTGTGGCCGGCGCCGACGCACGCCCAGCGGCCCGCCAAGGGCTCCGGCCTGAAGCCGTGGCGCACAGCGGCCGAGTGCATTGACTGGAGCCTGCCGTGCCCGTCGATCTTCGAGCGCGAGCGCCCGCTGGCCGAGGCCACGATGCGGCGCATCGCGCACGGCGTGCGGCGCTACGTGCTCGAGGCGGCGCGGCCGTTCATCGTGCCGGTGACGCACAACCAGGGCAGCAACGTCGCGCCAGCCACCGAGCCGCTGCGCACGATCACGACTGCGAAGCGCGGCGAGCTGGCGCTGGCCGTGCCGACGCTGGTGCAGACAGGCTACGGCGAGCGCGCTGGCCAGGCGCCGCGTGTGCCGGGCCTGGACAAGCCCCTGGGCACGGCGGTGGACGGCCAGAAGCACGCGCTGGTGGCCGCCTTCCTGGCCAAGCACTACGGCGGAGTCGTCGGCTCCGACCTGCGCGACGGGATCGGGACCGTCACGAGTGTCGATCACCATTCCCTGACCACCAGCAGCTTGGTCAAGCTCCGCGGCACCAGCAACAGCGCTGCGACCGATGCGCCGCTGGGCACCGTCAGCGCCCAGGGGTTCCACCACGCCGAGGTGCGCGCGTTCCTGATCCGCTACTTCGGCAGCGACCAGGACCCGCGGCTGGACGGCCCGCTGCACACCGTCACGACCAAGCACCGCGACGCCCTCGTCACCGTGCACGGCGAGGACTACGTTATCGCCGACATCGGCATGCGGATGCTGCAGCCGCGCGAGCTCTACCGCGCGCAGGGCTTCCCCGACAGCTACGTGATCGAGCGCGGCGCCGACGGCCGCGCCCTGACCAAGGCCGAGCAGGTGCGCATGTGCGGGAACAGCGTGGCGCCGCCGTGCGCCTTCGCGCTCGTGAAGGCGAACTATGCCGACCGGCAGGCGGCACGGAGGGCAGCATGAGCGACTACACCGCCTTCCTGCGCCAGAAGATCAAGATGGCCAGCTTCAAGGGCTTCCAGGTGGAGCCCGAGGCCTGCCACCCGATCCTGTTCCCGCACCAGCGCGACATCGTCCGCTGGGCGGTCCTCGGCGGCAACCGCGCGATCTTTGCCAGCTTCGGCCTCGGCAAGAGCGTGATGCAGTGCGAGTGGCTGCGCCAGATCATCGGCTCGGCCGGCGGCCTGGGCCTGATCGTGTGCCCGCTTGGCGTGCGGCAGGAACTGATCCGCGACGCGGCCATGCTGGGCGTGAAGCTGGTCTTCATCCGCAGCGCTGCCGAGATCGTCGACGGCCAGGCCTTCTACTGCACGAACTACGAGACGATCCGCGACGGCAAGCTCGATCCGCTGCTGTTCACCGCGGTCAGCCTGGACGAGGCGAGCGTGCTGCGCAGCTTCGGCAGCAAGACCTACCAGGAGTTCCTGCCGCTGTTCGAGGGCGTGCGGTTCAAACTGGTCAACACGGCGACGCCGAGCCCCAACCGGTTTAAGGAGCTGATCCACTACGCCGGCTTCCTGGGCGTGATGGATACGGGCCAGGCGCTGACGCGGTTC